ATGCCAAGGTTGATCGTTTTGGCCTGCTTACGTGGAATTTGGGCCATTTCAGCGACCATTGAGTGGAAGTCTGTGTCTGGATCGTCGTTGTAGGCGTCCACAAAATCCTGAGCCCCACCGAGCGGACGGCTTTTCCATTGTCCAAAAATCTGTGCGTAGTGAACCAAAATCCGTGGCTCTTGCTGCGAAAAGTCGATTGCAGCCCACTGCTCATCTTCTTCTGGCAAGAATAGACTGCGAATCATAGGCCCCAGTTCTGGATCGCGAGCCGGGATCTGTTGCAGATTGGGGTTGGACATAGACAAACGACCACTGACGGTCCCGCCGTCATCACTTCGCAACTGGTTGATATGCCCGTGTATGCGGCCCTCTTTTGACACGTAGCGCATGATGGACGACACAAACGTGCCTTGTACCTTGTTGAGGTTGCGGGCCTCTACGACCATTTTTGCAAACTCGTGTGGGTTGTCACTCAAGAACGACTTGGTGAACGACGGCTGCCCGGTCGCTGTGCGTGGATATTTGATGTCGAGCTTGTCGAACGCCTTTGCAAGTGACGCTGCGGCCCAAATCTCTACCTCGCCCCCGGCCTGGGCTTCGATCTTCTTCAGCACGGCTTTTTCGCGCTTGATCAGCGCCTGCTTTGTCCGCTCGCAACGATCCATGTCCACCCGGATACCTCGGAAGGTCATGTCAATCAGGCAGGGCGTAAGTCGCGTTTCAAGATCCCAGACCGTGTTCAGGTCTTGCTTGGCGATTTCTAGCTTGAAAAACTTATACAAATCAAAGGCTAAACGTGCGTCCATCTCGGCATAAGGCCCGACAAACTGGCTTGGCAGCTTCCAGAGCTCGGCTTTTGGATCGACACCGAAATCGACTGCCGCTTGCGTCAAAAGCTTCTCTGACTTGGCTTCGCCCAGATAGTCGTAGGACAGGGCGTTAAGACTGTAGCTGTATCGATTCTCGTCCAGTAGCGCCGCCATAATCATAGTGTCGATGATGGGGCCATTGACCGGGATGTCCAAAGCTTTGAGCCAGCCCAGGTCGTACGGGGCGTTGTGCATAATCTTGGGACAACCTGTGGATAACTGCTTCTTGAGCCAGCGCAGCACCACGTTCTTGTCGAGGTTACCGCCGCCAAGGTGGGCAATGGGATAGTAGGCTTCCCAACCTTCTGTCGCGACGGCGATGCCAACGACGTCACCGTCTTTGCGAGGCCAGCCAGGGCCGTACTCTTTCAGGTGCGGATCGCGTGTCTCCAGGTCTATGGCGATCTCTTTGGCACCCGTCAGGTCTTTCAGTTCAAACGGTGCCGTCCATTCCGCGTTTGGTGTGAACAGCGGAAACTGCAAGCGCGTTTCTTTTTGCATGTTAGCTCCTTGGGTCATCACCCATACTGAAGCGCAGATACCAGACGGCTTTTTTTAAATCTTCTTCTGCATCAAATTTCTTGCCTGCCCGCCATACATACTTGAATGCGGCAATTCGACAGTAAGTGGCGACGGCGTCACGCCCGAAGGCAGCCACCATCGCGTCTATGCATTCGATCTCGGAGTCAGCGTAGTGCGGTGGCGAGTTGACCATGTCCAGGGACATGCCTGCCGTGCCGTTTGGAATGTCTTTATAAAAGACTTTTTCCTTTTGGTTGCCGTTCATCACTTCAAAGTATTCGTCACTCAAAGTTGGTAACTCCGGTAAAAGTTTTCTGGCAAGACAGTGAACAGGTTCTTCTTTGTGCGGGTGACCGCAACGTAGAACACGCGATGCATACTGTCAGGATCTTCGTCCATTGATCGCTCTGCAGCGACCGTCAAATCCGTAAACAGCACCACGTTATCTGCTTCACCGCCTTTTGCTCCGTGGATTGTTGAAAGTTTGATACGTGGAGACGCTGTGAGGTCTTCGCCTCGGCGCACCAGTGCGTTGACGTACGCGACGTCAACACCCGGCACTTTATCTAACGCCTCGTTCCACGCCATATCAAGCGTTGCCAGCAACCCATTGTTGTCTCGCAACTCTTCAAACGTGAACGTATCGTCTTCTTCCCCAAGAATCTTTTTGTAACCGCGTGCAATGCGCACGCCGTTGCCTGTCATGTAACTGTACAGCACCTTCGCCAGATCGTATGTGATCGGCTGGCCGCGCTGCAATGTCCGCCATGCCTCAAGAGCTTCGCGGATCTTGAGCCGTAAACTTTGTCTACCCTGCATTTCAAAGAAGTAACCCTGGCTTTTCAGATGGTCGCGCACCGGATTCAAAAAATACGCAGCTTGGGATAAAAAAAGCCAAGAGCCGTGGTTCATGTCCAGTTCTGCAAAGGTCGAGATGTTTTGTATGCGACCTTCTTCTGTCTTCGGCAGATACGACTTCGGAAACCGGTTGCGTATGCGCCGCGAGATCCGGTCAGCCACTTCGTGTACAAGACGTGGGATGCGGAAGCTTTGCTCTAATACCTCGCTGCCGCCTGGTAAATTTATGAAATGCTCCACATCGGCCCCAGACCACTTATAGATGGCTTGGTCGTCGTCGCCTGCGCAGTACATCCGCTCAGACTTTGCATCGATAGCGTGGGCAATGTCCCACTGTAGCGGGCTCAGATCCTGTGCTTCGTCCAGCATGGATAGCTTGAACGAGGGGCATGTTTCATGGGCAGACCGTGCAAATAGCTCAAGCATGTCTGTATAGTCGTAGACACCAAACTCTTTTTTGTATTGGGCCAAGGCCCGTGCTGCGTAGTCCACTTCAAGCCACGTATATTCCAGATCACTGGCGTTGTATTCGGTCTGTAGCTCTGACTTCTTGAGCCGGGACAGGGTGATCAATCGCAAGATCGGCGACTCTTTGCGCAGACTGTTGCTCAAGTCCTCTTCGACCTCGTACCTGGGTACGTCACCGCTGACCAAGGCAATCCCAATCTTACGTTCGACTTCACGGTAATGCTGTGCAGTCATCAACTGCTCAGACTTCAGACCGGTCAGGTGAAACGCCAGACTGTGAATGGTTCTGAAAAACGGTAAGTCGTTCTTCGGATCAAGATCAAAGCGTGCTGCGGCACGTTCCTTTGCCTCGGTGGCGGCCTTACGTGTGAACGCGAAGAACGCGATCTGTGTGGGCGGTACACCATCAGCCAATGCTTTGTCGACCAAGTTCAGCAACGTGGTCGTCTTGCCGGTTCCAGGTGGGCCGAAGATACGCTGCACTAACTGACCCGCCAGAGTCTAATCAAGACCTTGTCGTCGGTGGAGTCTTTGTGGTTCTTGCGTTGCACAACGCCGTAGCCTGCATCGACCATTGCTTTGCGCAGAGCGTTGCGCTCTTTGCCTTCCTCGACCTCGATGCTGTCGCCTACTTCCATGTCTGCAATCAGGTCGACCCAACGGCCCCAGCCTGCTTTGGATGGAATATCTAGTCCTTTTTCAATCTTCAAAACGGAACCTCTTCATCTGCCGTGAACCGTGGGTCACGTATGACCGTCTTTGTAACCTTATGCGCTGGGATCTTCCACAGACGCACGACCTTACCTTGGATGCGTAGCTGAGTGGCTTCGCCGTTGATGTCCCGTAAACGCTGTGCAATCTGGTGAGTCTTGAAATGCTTGAAGTTGGCCTTGAGCAAGTGACCTTCTAAATCTTTGAGCCTGAAATACGTTTCGTTCTTGTCGTCGTCTGTCCAAGGGCGCTTGAGCAAAATCTGCTCTTTTTCTTCAGCGGCCTGGTGACCCGTGCAAAACTCTTCCAAGTGCTCATTAAATATACCGTTAACGCTGACGTCCTCTGATACTTCGATGATTGACCCGTCTGTCTCTTGCATCTCGGTCAACAAAGCGTTGATGCGTGTCTCCCACATATCTTTCTTCATGGTGCGTGGGTAGAAGTTAAGCTGCTCGACGCACGCCCGCTGAAACGCTATCTGATTCAACAGATCGTCTGTACCCATCTCTAGTGGCTTGCCCTCGACGTCCAAGAACCAAACCGGCGGCACGGAGTTGTATTTGCGTAGGTTGGCGATCTGCACGCCTGACACCACGGCCTCGATCCCAAACTTGCGTGTCATGCACAGTTCTTTGTTGCAGACCGAGTTGATGGGGGCGTCTTTGCATTTGTAGGCGTAGTCTTTCCGATGCAGTTGTTTGGCAACGGCGTTGACCTCGCCCAAGGGCAGGGGCGGGTGTATGAACTGCATATTGTGTTGCAAGATCTCCGACTCCCAAGTGTCCGGGTATGCCTTGCGTAAATACACGCCGACGTTAAACAAGCCGTTGTTACGTGCGCCCTCACCAATCCCGTCTTTACACAGCGTCTGCAAACAGGGCGGTCCGTCTTGTATCGGTAGGCTACTGTCCTGCTCAACGACCAGAGCCAGCGCCTGCTCTCTGGTCTGCACGTTGTCGGCCACCAGATCGAAAAACTCTTCTAGAGTTGCGGCTGTGCTATCTGGCTTGAAGGCGTAGCGCAGGCTGTTCTCATGGTCGAAGTACGGTTC